AACACTACTAAGGTCATTTACATCATCTGGAGTTGCAGAAGATATTGCAATAATAGGAACTTCTTCTCCAATAGCCATTAGTTTTAGTTCACGAGAAAGATTTTTCATTCTTACTGTTTCATTATCTGACTTCTGGTTTGGACTCATTAACTGTAGGTAGTCAACAATAACAAAATCTGGACGGTATTGATCTATCTTTCCACGTAGAACTGACGGGCTAATCTCTCCACCCTGATCATTTGAAATGATATGAAATGGACTCTTTCCAGTAACTTTATCTTTGTGCCAAGTTTTAAACATCTCTGGCTCAACATGACCCTGACTAATTTTTCTGTGTGACCAAAGACCTTCGCCCATAATTGTAAATACACGATTTCTAACTTCTGTCTCAGACATTTCAAGGCTGATTACTAATGGGGTTTTGCCTTGTTTCCATGCCTGTACCGCAAAATAAAGAGCAAGCCATGACTTACCAATGCCTGGATAGGCTAAAAACACTCCCAGTTGGCCTGGAGCGATACCACTTGGAAGGTAGTTATCAAATCCTGGCAAGCCAGTTTTAATACCTGTAATCCCAGCCTCTTCCATTTTACGCAAGTGATCAAAATATGCAGCAGCGGACTCAAAATCAGTAGCATCAATATCTCTAACAGATGATGTATTCTTTTTAAGTTCTGAGGTCTGAGTAATCAGAGAGTCTAAAGCAACTACTGAATTGCCACTTTGTACTTCTCCTGCTGCAGATCGTAATATTGTTTTAAGACTATCGTTTAGGTAGTCTCCTTGTAGTTCTGAAAGGTGATGTTTTGTTGCCCCAATATCTTCAACTACCTCGAAATCTCTAAACTTTTCAATTACTAAGGATAGTGGTGGAACGGAACTGTTTGCCTCAAAATATTTTCTAATGAATGTCCATACATCTAAATGTGTTCGTAAAAGTCCATCAATATTTGCTTGTAGCAAAACGTGAATCTGTTTATCTTTTAAGACTGCATTTAATACCTTTGATTCAATGCTAGCCATTCAGCCACTCCTTTGCCATCAATCTTCTTTCTGCACGTTCTCTATCATCTTCGTCTTTATCTTTTTTAGCCTTAATAATTTTTTCTGCCTGGTATGCAAAAGTATTCCAAGACGGACTCTCAGTAACCTTAAAATAGTATTCTAAAATATCGTAACATCCTTCAATTCCATACGACTGAATAAGAGCATCTGCTGCCCATTGTTCAACGTTAAGATTCATTGATGGCTTTACATCATATCTTTCTTTGTGGTATTTACTATACCTTGAAAGCAAAGCCATTCGGTCTTTGCGGTCTGGCATTACTCAGAGATTTCTGCTTTGGCTTCGTTAATTTTATCAGTTAGTTTATCTTCAACAAACTTGTAAACACGTTCCATTGCTTCGTTAGTTGTCTCTCCATCTTTCTTAGAGTCAACAACTCCAAGATCAAGTCTTAATGATTGGAAGTTTCCAAGATTAAGTGTATAGCCTAAAGTTACAGAAACCTTAGTGTTATCGTTTTCCATTTTACATCCATTCAGTAGTTAGATAGATTCAGACCAGATAGGAATGAAGCGTCCATCTTCAGTTCTCGTATATGTAAGTATACCATCGCCCATTCTCCTAGTCAACTCTTGTTTAGTAGGAGTCATGTTGTTTGTTACAAGGCCATCTTTTCTTGGTTGACCAATATGAATTGATGCCAATATGTCCCTTATTTCCCTTATGTGACTTTCTGAATAATAACATCTTATCTGCCAGCCACGCTTTCCACCTATGCTAGATCCTATTGGTGCTGGAATTGTTCCACGTTTAATAAGAGTAGGAATATACTTTTTATGTCTGTTAATAAGTATAGCAGTTTCTCCAATAGTATATGCCTTTTCTCTTTTCTTTTTAAATTCTGCAATAAAACAAGTTTCAATCCTGTCTTTATTTATATTATAAAGCGCAACAATTCCGTCTGATCTGTTTCTGTGATGCACCTTGACTAAATCATTATTTAAAAACCAAATAGTTTTATTACCTGAAACTATAGCGGACTGATTGTAGTTTTGGCCCTCAATATTTCCTGTTGTAGAATCCATGATCCCTCTTTGCTGCTGTCTGGTGGATGGTAAAATTTTCTTTTACCACAAATTACACAGTATACTTCAATATGTTCTTTTGTACTGTACTGTCTATCAACAAAAACAATACCGCCACATCTTGCACACTTCACTAATTTGGTATTCCAATTGCAAGAACATTAACATCAACAGTTGCCACTCCAGTAGTATCAAATCTTACAAGAAACGAAGCGCTAGTGTTTGACACTTGAGTAATAACCACTGTAACATTTTTTCCAGCATCTGTATTTCCTGTGTTAAAAGGAGTTGCTACTACAATTGGTGGATACTGAAAACTATAATTAACTGTAAATGGAATTTGATTTTCACTGGTAGTAATAGTTTTAGAACTTGCTACGTTTGTTGTAATACCAACAATTCCTGCTCTTCCAGTTGCAACTGTATTACTTTTTCCATTGCTTGCTACAATTTGTGTTACATTTTGAGTCGTTCCAACAATATCGCTTAGTTGATTAACTGTTTCAACCAAAGAATACATATAAGAAACATCTAAAGGTTGCCCTCTTTGTGGTACTGTTAGTTTTGCCATTATTCCTCCATTATATCATTTAACTTAAGGTATTGTAATTGTTCCAGATTCATACAACTTTAATGCTGGAACTACAATTTTAGAAATTCCCTCTGGCTGAATTAAAATTTTTATTGTTGAAGTTGCTGTGTTTGGTATTGTATAAGTAATAACTGCTGGTTGAGATCCTTTATCAGGACTTGCAATTGCAGTACCGTGATAAGAATAATTAGTTGCTGAATTAATTTTAACAAAAATATCATACTTTAATCTTTTAGGCATATATTCTATAACTTCCATATACACCATTCCTTTTTCTGGTGTTCTGCGCTCAGAAACCATTACAGAGTCTGTCCAAGTAACTGAAAAACTTCCTGCTGGAGCAGTGGTTACACCTATCTTAGTTACTGTTGCAGCAACTGTTTCAATTGGTTCTGCGTCTACATAATAAATTGGGGACCATGCAGAGGCTCTGTTAAGATCATCAGAAACAACTCTATATCTAATACTGTGTTTATTAGAATCATTAACTGGTGGCAAATCTTTTTTTAATAATAAAGATTTTTTAATATTTTTATCTTTAGAAATCCATTTGGCATATAAAGTTATATTTGCTGCTGCTGCTGTATAAGTACTTGCTAGTCCTGGGCCATAAAGAGTTCCATAACCGAGAGGATTAGTTGTCCATCCAAGAAAATTATAGCCAGTTTTAATAAGATTTCCAGTATTGCCAAGAATAGTTATGGTGGCTGCTACGCTATAATTGGTTGCATCTACTGGAACTGATCCTGATGTAGGAAAAGATCCATTGTAAGTCACTATCATTATACAACGTTACCAATATCTAAAGACATTCTAAATTCAACATAATTGTTTGTGTTTGGAGATTTTTCAATTGGCTCTGCATTAGCATTTTTAATAACAGAATATCCAACTAGTCCATACAGAGGATTAACAGTACTTATATTATCAAATCTAATTGCATCAAAAGCAATATAATGTGTTGCAACTGCTGCTCCTGAAGTTACTACAGAGGAGTATATTTTAACAGAGGTAATAGATTCCCAAGAAAAGCCTTCTTCTTGAACAAAATCTTGTAATGTTTTTTCAACTACAAAATATCTATTAGTATCAAAATCAATTCCACCTGATCCTTGAACTAAATCAACCAAACATCTTGCATATTTGTTATTACTAATAAACTCTAAAACAATTTTTAAACTACCTGGTTTTAAATGGGCTGCAGCAGCATCTTTGTTTACAAGAGAAAATGCAATTTTAATTTTATCTGATAATGAATTTTGAGATAAATCAATATTAAGTCCATTTTTTATTATGTAATTTTGTCCAGATAGGCCTGTTGTAACATTAGTAACATTTTTAATATCACTGTAATTTCCTTTTACTAAAAGCATATTATTAAAAAATCTACATCTTTCATTTTTTGTATTTCTATATTCTTTGTAGAAAATTCTATTATCTGCTGCTGCTTGAAACACACTGTCTGTTGTTGAAATAATGTTGTCATTATTTGTATCAAGTGCTGAACTTATTGATGGAATTGCTTTTTCTGTAGTGTCAAGATACTTCCATTGCTCTTCTTCTGTAAACAATAATAAACTTCTACTATCAAATCCTGAAGCGGATGGATTTCCTCCTGCAGAGTAAAGACCTATTTCTGTAATTTCATATCTTTCTTGTGTTGGAAGTTCTGCAGTAAATACTATTTTGTTAACACCCTCTTCTTTTACATACCCTCTTGAAGAAATTGGAACCCTAAACATTTCAAAATTTAATACTTCTTTTTCTGAATAGTCTACGGCTCCAGCACCATCTGCTAGTGGTTTTTGACCACAGCCAAAAGCCATATACGATGCATAGGCAGGGGTTGTTCCAAGCAAGTATTTTGCTATAATTTCTTTTCCTTTATTTGTTATCATAACTCATCAACTCCAAGATCTGTTTCATATATTGTACCATTTTGCAGCGTTTCAATTTCAATTTTCTCTCCTGGGTTTAAATTTATGCTTTCTATGACTAAGTTTCCAGTTGAAAAATTAATATAAACATTTGTTCCCGCAGGCCCATTCCCACTATTTGGAATCTTTGTTTCTAACTTTATAGGAAAATTTAAAAAATATTTGTCAGATGTGTTTTGAAGAGCCAAAATACCTTTTGGATCTAAGGCTTTTTGTATTTCTGCCATATTAATAATTGGTTGATAGTTTACGCTATCGGTGTTTAAATTTGCATTGTTTGTAAGTGACAAAAGCATAGTGCCGTTAATTTGTTCAAAATACAACATCTTTAAAAAATCTGCGTCTTCTGCATTTATATCATTTTGAAAATTAACATATTGCGGTGTTGCAATTTTTACTGGTTTTTTTACAGAAGATTCAACGTTTGTTCGTAAACTTGAAGTTGGCGGTATTGGACTAACTGTTGATTTTCCTGCTGTCATATCTAAAAATTCTTGTTGCCAACTTTCTATTTTTTGAGGAGAAGAAGCCATCATTCCTTGTTTGTCATTGGTCATATCTAAAAATTCTTCTTCCCAACCCATATTACACCTCACTCAAATATATAGTCATTTTTGGTCCATCTAATCCTCTTGAATATTCTATATTATAAACAACAAAACGTGAACTAGAAGATGTAACAAGATCTAAGTTGTCATTATTCTTATAGTCAATTGAAACAATATCGCCAAGTTGAATTGTGGTATTTGCAAAAATTTCTAATCCAATTGCTTTTCTTGGAACCATTAATTTATCTACTAGCCATCCCATTAAGTTTTCTGCATCTTCTGTAGTTTGTATATAATCTGTATCTATAGAAAAAGCGCTTTTACCATAATTCATTCTACTTAATTTAACATTATTGTATTTTTCTTTTTCTATATTTGGAGAATAAACCACTACATCTCCGACAAGTTCAGGATCTGAAAAACTTGATTTCTTTTTAAAGTAATCATCTACTGTAAGTTCATTACTGCTATCGCTTGTAAATGCAATACCTTGAATTTTTAAAAAGTTTGAAGTGGTTGTGCTTACATCTAATAAAGTGTCTGTTGCATTAAATATTAAAAATTCTGCTCCATAAGCATTTGCTTGGAAACCAGAAATTGTATATTCTTTTACTTTGTCTGGCGCACTCACCATTTTGGCGTATAGTGCTGGATATGCATTGTCAAATTTAGCATTAATGTATGAACACTCTCTCATAATAGTTCCAAATTCTTCAAAATAAATACTATAAACTGGAGTTGTAAAAGTACTCAAACCAGTTAGGTATGCTTCTTGTAAAATTCCGCTCATTGCATATTTTTTTAATGATTGGTTAGCAGTAATTGGTGTTGATGAAAAAACCTTTCCAACTTGATTGTTTATTACAAAACCAGAGTTTTGTGAGTAATTGTTGGTTAAAGCATAAAAATTTTCAAACATACATTTAGAAGATCCTCTAATAAATAAAGCAGTATTCTGATATACGGGAAGTGGTGAAGTATCATCAACCTGACCAATTAAAACATCATTTACATATAAATAAAATCTTCTTGTATTTTTATTTGCTAAATCTTCATACTCTACTGCTAAATCATATACTGTTGTATATTGTTCATTATGTTTTCTTGATATTCCAGCAAAATCTCCAGAGTCATATTGAATTTGTTCATTAAATGCATTAAACAATAATGTTGGAATAGCATTTGCTTCTCCAGTACCTTGTTCAATTTTATAAAATATAATATTTGAAGTATCTGTAGTTGCCCCATCTAATGCAATAACTTCAAAGTAATATCCATTATTAGTTTCTGGATTAAGAAGAACTGCAAGTCCTCCAGAGTTTCCAGATATGTTAACATTTTGTTCTGGCGAAGTAGAGTTATTTTTATAATATGTCATTCCAGAAAGTGGAACTGCAGTAGAAATTACACTACCACTTTGTGTTTTTAATTCTCCGCCAATGTCACCAATAATACGTATTCTAGTTCCAAAATGTTTAAATACTGCTTTGTCTAGTGTTTTGTAAACATAGGATATGTGATCAATTGGTTTTGGATCTGTTGCAATAAAGTCTTTACCTTTAAAAACAAGTGCTGATGATTGAACCAATCCTTTATTTTTTGCAGGATCTATAGACTGTATAGATGCTCTTTCTGTTTCTGTTAACTGATACTCTGATAAAAATCTTTTAATTACACCATTAACAAATGCTGAATTAGCAACAGTATTTGAAATACCCGCAGAGCCAGCAACAGTAGTTCCTTCAAAGGTGGTGTCTCCAAATAAATATTTAGAGTCCATTAAACAACCTCTACGATTACTAGTGCTAACCCAATATGGATCTAGGGCTGCTTTATGGGAAACAATCACTGTTCCAAACTGAGCCCTTCCATGTTGTGCTACTGCACCATTTTTCATTCTTGTCACTCCAGATACCGTTTCATAATAAGGCTCTGAGTATATTCTAACTTTTCCATTTGGATATATTTTGCCATTATATTTTAATTTATTTAAATAATTTTTGTATTCAGAATCACTACTTATCCATACGTTTCCAATTCCCTCAACAAAATATTGAACTGCATCATATTTAATAACTTCACCATTAGCATAAAAATATCCTTGATTTCTTGAAATTAAATAAATACTTTCTCCAAAATCAATAATGTTATTTATTAATTGATTGGCAACTACAGTTGGGGCTGCCCCTGCAAGTGGCGAGTTTAATGCAAGTGCTGATAATGTAAATCCACTTGATTTTTGATTTGATCCCTTTAGTTCTTCATAATTAGATATTTCCCACAGGAGAGATGGTTTATATACCCAAAATTTATTTTCTGCACTTGATATAGTCTCTTCTCCTATTGCTGAATAGGTTTTATCAATATACCGTGATGTATAATTAATTTTTCCATCATTATAAATCTTTTTATCTTGAGAAGCAATTGCAATAATGTTAGGAAGTTTTTTACCAGTAATTAATTTATTTTTAATTATTTGCACAGAATTTTCCGAAAGGGATGGACTATTTCCACCAAGTTCATCTTCCCAATATTCAGTACTATAAAGACCACCATCAAAAAATTCTTCTGCAGCGTTAGTATATGCACCTGCATCTTCTGAATTTGAATCTATCTCTACTACAACATCATTTGTTTTTGATCCAATTAATGTGGTGTCTATTGACCTTTGTCCTGCTGCTGGCATTAAATAATTTTTACTCATTGCAATAAAATTATTATATTCATCAAAGAACATTGCTGTTTGTGTTGATACTGCTAAATCATTTAATACTTGTGCAACACTTTCATCTGGCCCCACAAAAAAATATGGAATAACTGGATCGATTTCTCCTTCTATTCTTTTATAAACATAGTTACTAAATCCAATAGCATCTAATAAAATAGATATTGCATAACTTACTGATATGTTTGTAAGAAAAAGTTTTGGAGCAAGCATTGATTCAAAATAAAAATAAAAATCTCTTAACTCTAAAGATATAGTTCCACCAGTTACATCTGCTTGTGGGAAACCTTCTGAATATAAAGTTTTGATTGGCACACTGTAATCATTTTCAGATATATTTAAAAATGTTTCATAAAAATTAAACTTAATGTTTTTTGTAACATATTTAGAAATAATACTATTTGTATTATTTTCGTTAAATGCTTGGTCATCATCAAATATTGAAATATTTCCAGTTGAGGCTAAAAGTTGTCCCACTGGCAATGATGTTGAGCCAAGATCAGATAGTTGTTTGGTTACTTTGTAGTCAATGGTTTTATCTGATATGTCTGCAATTAATCTTGGTGACATTTCAATTAAATCAAATGTTGCATCAAATTTATTCATTGTTTCTGCAACAATTCTTATTCCTCTAACATATTGAAATTCACGGTATGTAGTAATGTTATCTTTAATAAAATATTCTGGTGATGTAAAATCAGTGACAAAGTTTGTTTCTTTGGTTAAGTCTGAATTAGTTAATTTCCATCCATATTCAGGAATAAAGGTTTCATAAACTTTTGTTGTGTTGTTCCAAATATAATAAAGTCCTTTGTCAGTTGATGATGTAACAAGTAAATAAGCATACCCATCAATTGATCGTGTTGGCAATAATGTTGTAGAAGATATTTTTTCAACATGAATAAATTTAGTTTTATATTCAATTGGAGTTATTAATCCATATGATAACTCTACGTATCCGTCTTCGTTAATTACTGGTGTTCCATCGTCTCTTAAAGAATTAGCATTAAAAGTTTTTGCTGATACCCACGAATTTCCAGATAAGTATTCTACTCTCCAACTAATAGGAACCTGCTTGTTGGAGTTTCCATAAAGTGGATCTGAAATACTTGTTGTGTTTGTTTTAAATGGACCTAAATTTTTAGTTCCAACATGTGTTTGCATTTTAACAATAAGTCTGTTGGCTGGAACATTTTCTTTATATACTACAAATGGTGACGCATCTTCAATTGGATATTGATTATTTGCAGATGCCTTTGATATTCCTCGTTCTTTTGTAACATAGGCTGCATCGTTATCTTTTTCTGTTCTATAAGAAGTCCAATATTTAAATTGATCATCTCTTGATGCCATATAATATCTTGGTCTTTGTGTAAAAGAACTGACTCCATTAATAGAATTATTAACTACAATATTTTTTATTTTTTTAATAGGTAAATTGTTTGAATCATTTTTTACAACACCATTAGCATATTTTTCATATACAAAGTTTCCCTGAGAATCTTTTTCATATTCATAAATAAGTGCTCCGTTGCCATCATAAGCAAAAGTTGCAGATTCTTGATTTTCAATTAGGTTAGTATTAAAATTATGAAAATGTCTTCCTGGAATGTAAAGGGCTTTGTTGATTCCAGATCTTGGACGAAAAGGTTTAACACAATCCTCTAACGAATAAAACATATTATATTGTTCTTTGGTTTTAGAAAATAGTGATGGAACATCCTCATTGTCATACCCATTATCAACTACAATATCTGCATCTGTTGCTCCTGTATATAAGTTTGCAACATCGTCCTTATCAAATGACAAAGATGCCTTGGCTGTATCTCTATTTCTATAGTTGCCCAATTTAAAAATATTATCTGGAACATTCATATTCCACTCTGCTAATATTGTTGCACGAGTTTGAATTGTTGGAGAAGTTTCTATATGGTTTTTTAATGTTGTATTTACAAACATTTAAACCTCTTCCAGTGATACCGTAATATCCCAAAGATCATGATTGCTTTGTCCACGTTTAGATACAGTATATGAAAAATCAGAAACGTAAACTTGAACAATTTGGTTATATTGTTCTAAATGTGTATATGGTGCTGAGGTTCCATCTTGTGCATAGTTATTAAATTTGTCATAGGCTAGAAACATCCAAAATGGTCCCGTGTGGTTTTCATACCAGTCTAGCATTTCTACTCCGCCTGCACCCCCATCAGCGGTGTATTCAGGGGACTGTGCGGTTGTTCCAGGACTGCCTCCAGTAGTAGCCCAGTTTGGTATAGAATAATAAGATCTTGATGGAAGGTTTTGCCAACTCACACTTAAAGTATTTTTATCAGCAATATGAAAAGACCTCATATTACCATTTATCATTCTTTGTCTTTGCTCAATTCTTTGTGAGTTAAATTGAAGAGGACCACGATTGTGATCGGATAAAATTAAAAATTGATTTAAATTGGTAGTCTCTGTAGTATATGATCCTATTTCAAATCCTTCTGGCACGTACATTCCGCTTTGCAAAGTTCCTGGATTTTCTGACCAAAGAATTCCTTGTGGTCTAGAATAGCGTTTTCTTCCACTCATATATGCTGCGGTAGCCACTATAAACTCCTAATTCTTTGATTATCAATTTGTTTAATTTGATTGATAACTGTTCGTGCAATATCATTTGGATTGGCATTACTGTTAGAAACATTAACGCTAAGGTTATAATTATACAGGGTTTTGGAATTATTTACTTCTGTTTGTGATCCACTAAGATTTTTAATAGAGGACATTGCTTCAGGAGTTTTAAATGTTGGGGAATTAATAGCACTAAGTAATGGACCAAACTCTTGAGTTGCTTTTCTATTTATTACAAACTCTCCAGGAGTAAGCATTGCGGGAACAGTATCAGTTCCACGAGCCAATCCACCAGATGCCATATATTTAGGAATCAATCCACCCATTGATTTAAAGATTGGAAGATGTAAATAATTGCCATAATTGATTGCTGTTACTGGGTTTTTAGTTGATGTTGTAGGTTTTTTTAATTCTGGCATTTTTTTGTCAATTCCAGCAAAATATCTACCTAAACTTACATCGATTGCATCTTGTTTAGCCTTTTCTGCAGCAAGAAAGGCTTCTGTTGCTTTAGTCTCAGCATCTTGATTATAACCAGCATAAAGTCCTTCGTCATCATTATAGGCAGGTGGAGTAGTAACTAGTGATCCGCTTCCAGTTGGTGTGCCAACTGGTGGTGTTGGTGTAAATGGTGTTGGTGTTGGTATGTTGTCTAGAAGTGGATCTTTTCCTGCTTTTTCTCTTGCTTTATCCATTTTTGCTAAAAACGTATCTAAATCTCCATTAAGTTTTATAACAGTCTGTCGGGTTGTTTCAGCATTTCCGTCTAAAACAGTAAAAATATTTTTTAAATATGATTTTGCAGCCTCTGGACCTAATGCTTCAATTGCAAGATTAATTGTCGAAATTGCTGAATCAATTTGATCTCTTGTTAGTTTCATTTTTGTTTGAGTAATTTTATCTAATTCAATCTTCTTTTCTCTAATTTCATTTTCTATATCTACACGTCTTTGCTCTATGTCTTGATTTAATTTTTCTAGTTCAGTTCTAGATTTTCCGTCTGGAGAAGTTACACTCTTAATAGCATTTTCTTTTGCTTTTTGTAATGCTTCCATTCTGGTTCTTGCATTTTGTGCAATTCTTGCTTCTCTATAGTCTTGCATTGCCGTTGCTGCAGCGGACATGTCTCCACTTGAAAGCGCAGCAGCAATTGACATTTTTTTAGAAGTTAACTCATTTTCTTTTTCTCTGAGTCTGTTAATTTCTTCAAGGGCAGTAATTTGTTTATCATAAGATTCATTAATCTTTTCTTCTTGTCGTGAAATTAATTCTAAAGCATAATCGTTATTTCCTTCCTGCATGTCTAGTATAGTTTTTTCTTTAACGTATTCATTCTCAATCATTTTTTCTTGTAATTCAATATACATTCTTGCCATTTGAAGTGTTTTACTTTGTGATTCTGCTGCATCTAATTGTGCTACATCTGTAAATCTTTTTTGTTCAAAATTAGCCTTTCTTTGTTCTTCAGAAAGTTTAACAAGATTTTTTACTTGTTCTTTAGTAAATTCTCCTTTGTTAATTGCTATAGCAATTCCTTCAGTACTAACAAAATTTATTGCCTCTTCATATCTCATTCCAGACACTCTTAATTTATTTACAGCCTCATTAATATTTTTTTGTTTTTGCAAATTTTTTACAATGTCATTTACTTGTTGACCCGTTTGTCCAGCAACCAAACCTTTTTCTATAACATTTACTCTTGCTTCATCAAGACCAGTAACCTTGCCTTTTTTATCAGTTTGAAGTCCATACTTTTTTAATATTTTAGGATCTTGTAATTCTTCTGGACTTAAGTTTTCAATTAAATCTTGATATTCAGCACTTACTTGTTTACCACCAACAAGTGCTGTTTCTTTTTTGCCAACTTTCTTTTTAGCAAGTTTTCTTATTTGTCCCAAAGTTCCTTCAAATTTCATCCAAGCAGATCCACCGCTTTTAGGTTTTGAGTTCATAACTCTTTCTAATTCTTTTAATCCACCAGTAGCCTTTACAGATGCTAGTTGAAAGAGTTTAAGTTTTTTAAGCATGTCATCAAATCTGTCATCACGTTTTGCTGAACCACCAGAACCAGGAGGTTTTGGCGCACCTATACCTTCTGCTTTGGCTACTTCTGTTTTAACATTGCCCATATACTCAGCATATTTTTCAACTTGAAATCCTGGATCTTTGCCTTTATGCTCTTTTCCTTTATCTTTCAACCATGCTTGAAATTCTGGACTATTTACTACTGTTGCCACATCTATTGTTAATACTTTTTTAATTGTTTGTAAATAAATTTTTGCTTGCTCATCTGTTAAACCTTGTAAATATTTTTGGTCGACTGCATTTTCTGATATTTTAACTTCTGATAAAAATTCTATTTTCTTTACTTTTTTTGTGTCTTTAATTTTTTGTAAATCGTTTGCAAGTTTTAACTTATCTTCATCTGGCATTTTTAAGAAAAATTCCATTTCAGTATCTAACTTCATAGGTCCATTAAGTTGAGTAAATTCTTGAACCAAGTTTGCAAAATCTTGTGCTTCTTTGTCAGTTCCTTTTGTTTTTAATTCAAACATAAACTCCTGTTTGTTTCTTTCATTCAAAGCCGTATTTGGACCCTCATTCATGGCATTAGTAACGCCTATTGCCTGAGTTGCTACTTGTCCCCCAAAGTTTTTTACAACATCAATAGCGTCGGCCTGATATTGACCTGACATTTGATTGGTAATAGCACTTTGAGCCTGCGGAGAAAGAGTTCCACCCATACTTTCTGCTATTAATACTCCTCTTTCCTCATCAGTCAAAATCTTTTCTGTGACCTGTTTTCCAGTTTTTTTATCTGTTTTTGTAAATGTTTTATCTTTTAAATCATCCATGCCTGTTATTGCTGCGTCAACATATGCTTCATCAGCCGTACCTTTATATTTGGATTTAAGTGCTTTCTTGTATCCTTTATCTAAAGATCCTCTAAAAGTGCCTGTTGAACCTGCATAGGCTTTAGAAAAATCTTCTCTTTGAGATTTTGTCTGTGCTGTCAGATCCGCTCTTTCTTTTTCATATTTTAATTGTAATTTTGTTGCCTCACCGATTTTATTTTGAAGTATAAGTTCTTGTCTTTTTGATTCATATTGCTCTTGATGAGCATCTAATAATTGTTTAGATTGTTCAAACATTCCTTGTGCATCAGCAATTGCTGCACCAGAAAGAGCACCCATTTTTTTAACATTTTTCTTATTGGCAAAGAATGCTCCTACGCCACCGACAATTCCACCAACTGCTGTTCCAACTAATGCTCCAATAGCAGTACCAAGCACTGGTACAGGTATAAAACTACCTATTCCTGCACCTATTGCAGCACCCGCACCCGCACCTGCTGCCACCATTCCACCAACATTAGTCTTAGTACCAAATGCAGACAAGCCTTTTTCAGATTGTTGGTTTAATTTATCAAAATTTGAATTTTTACTAGTAAAGTTTTTTGATGAATCTGCCATTAACCTAACCTGAAGATCAACACCTTCTTTTAAAAGATCTTTTCCATCTTTACCAAATATGCCTTGAATTTCTGCTGCAACAGTCATTCCAATTGTGTGATCTTTCATTTGCACCCCAATGTTTGCTGCAATGGATTGTGCTTCGCTTGACGAAAGCGCTCCTGATAAAACAGAAGTAATTAATTGTGCTGAAAGATCTTTAGTTGCTTTTTCTCTTCCCCCCTTTTTATCATTTATTATTGTTTGTCCTATGGCAGCAATTGATTCTTGACCTTCTTTGGTTTGAACATATGCTTGCCCAAATGTTGTTTTTCCTGGTTTTATTGGTAGGCCAGAGGCTTGCTCGATTCTTTTTCTGTTTTGAATTTCTGATCCAGTTACTCTGTTTGAAAATTGTGCATATTGATTAATTGCTTTTGTGCTAGTCCCAGTAGTCTCTCCTAATTTTAATGCTGCTGCTTGTGCGTTATCAAATATTACATTTAATGCAATAACTGCAGCACCAAATGCTGCAAGAGGGGCAACAACTGCTCCTAATGGTGATCCAATCATAGGCGCTACCATTGATGCTAAACCAACAATTGGCATGATGGTTTGTGCAATTTCACCAGTTTTTCCTGGAGCCATACTTAGTGCACCCATAGCCATGCTGGCACCCATCATTGCGCCACCAGCACGTTGCCCAATCTGTCTTCCTTTTTCTCGTCTCTGCATTTTTGCATCTTTTTTTGCGTCTTTGTTTGTTTGGGGTAGCAGTTGCGGACTATTCATTTCTCTGTTCAGTCTTGCCGTTTCACGTGCGCTATTCATTGCCTGACCTGCATTTTTTCTTTCTTGAACAGCATTTTCTCTTGCTCGTTTTAAAGACGCTAGTCTGTCAGTATCTCCTGCTTTTTTTGCTTCAGCAATTTGATAATCTATTTTTTTAATTTTATTTTTGTGTTTAATTAATTCTTTTTCTGCTTTTTGAATTGTATCCTTATCTTTTATTTCGTCAACTGCTCTTTGGTTTGCTCTTTTTATTTCGTCTTCTTCTTGTTTTTGTCTATCTTCTTCTTGTTGTTGTTTGGCTCTATGCTTTTCTCCAATTGGTGTTTTCTCAACAATAGCATCTATTTTGTTTATTACTTTAGTGGTTCTTACTCGTCTTGCTATTTCTCTATTACGTTGCTCAGTATGCTTACGTTGTTCTGGAGTCATATCAGGAGTAATTGTTTCTAATTGATCTGGATCATATACCCCAACATTGTCGAACGGATTGCCTTCACCACGTAAAACAAATCCACCTTTATTTAATCTTTGTAAAAATCCTTTATTTTCCTCTGTTGATCCTTTATTTACAACAAAAGATCCTTTACTTAAAATCATTGGAACTGTATCTTTATTTCCCGTTCCTGGAACTATTGTTCCATTAGAACGTTGTTCAATTTTTCCACCGGCATTTATATATTGCAATGCTGGACCAACTTTTTGTGCTAATGCTGGAGATGCAATAAACTCTCCTGGAGTTAATAATGCTGGTACGGTTTCTGGTTCACCATAACCTGGTGTTCCTAATGATCTTCTTCTTGTTGTATATGGAAAAGCAAAAGCAATTCCAGATCTTGTTGCTAAAGCCTCTCTTGCTTTAGTAAGTACAAGACTTCCTGTTGGACCAAATGTACGACCAGACAGAGCCAGCAAAGATCTAATTTTTTGATAATGTTCTTCTTGATTACCTCTTCCATTTCTTATTGCTGTAAGTCGTGATGCAATTTCTTCTTCTAATATACCACCAAGTCTAGAACCTGGATTTGATTTTGGACTACCCATTGCAAGTTTACTGCCAAAACTTTTCTCACGGGCGGATGCACTTTTATCACGAAGAAGAGCGGGTACTTTTCTACCAGAAGCATCAGTAGTTTCTTGCCAATCACTTAATGCAACTGTTTGTAAATGACTTCTTAAAGCATTACCCCTTAGTCCTAAACCTCTTGGCGGTGGAGCAATTGCGTGTTCAAAGTCTCTAACCTTTTTTGCATAAATAGAATTTGCTTGACCTCTTCTGGTTGGGTCTTCTCCTTCTAGAGCAGCAGTTGTTAAACCATATCTATTGGAAATAGCGCTATTCCATGCTTTTTCTGGAGTTGGCTTTTTACCAATTGTTCTTGCATCTGCAACTAACTCTGCTAAAGCAATTCTGGCTAATTTTTGTCTTGATGTTATTTTCAGTATTTCTTCCTTCTTTGCTCCTTCTAAAATTGCCCTATCATAAAGTATTTTGTCATAACGTATTCTTGCCTGTAATGCATGTTTTGTTTTTACAGCATCTTTGTATGTTAGAGGATATGGTTCTGAGATATTACCAAGGGGTATCTTAGGATTTGACCCATTCAATGCATTAGTTAATTGGTTATATCCTTCTGGGCCAATAATTGTAACACCAGACGATATTCTATTATTAAATTTAGCACTGGTTGGGTCATCGTTATAAAAATTATGATATAGTCTTGGATCAAGTTGTTGATGTGCATCTTCAAAATGCATCATTACTGTTTTTGAAACCCCCGAACTTGCAGATACAGTAGGTGTTATAAAATGTTTTGGATCTACAAAATCATAATCTGTGCCAAACGCTCTTTCAACAAACCCGCCTTTATTTAATGCAGCAGCATGAATTGCTTGAAATTTTGACCAATCAACTTTTGATCCAGCCTCTAGTCTGGCAATCATTGCCTCATATACTGGAATCTCTTCTGGAGTTAAATTCATGCCTCCTATTTTGGTTTTTAATTTTGGTAAAATTTCATTAATTTCTTTTCTCATTAACCTGTCATATTCAACTGGAGACATTTGTTTTGCAATACCTGATGTTGATTGAGCAAAAAACTTTCTAGCACCACCACTAACACCGAGCAGGTTGACCATTGCTTGTTCTTCCATTGATGGCATTTTTGCTGCATATTCAGTTTTTGGACCTGATGCCCTGCTAAATACACCAGCAGGACCTGTATCTGCTAAAACATTTCCACCAATATTTCCTGGTGCCAAGTCTTTATCGCCACGTAGAGTTGAAGCAACCAATTGTTTAATTGTTTGTTCTTTAGTAAATTCTTGTGGTACGTTTGCAATTCTTGGATCAACTTTAGATTCTAAAGCAAAATACCTTCTATGTCCAGTTGGGTCATTTGGATCTGCAATCAAAGTTAGTTTTTGTTGTGGAGAAACAAGACCATGAACATCTCTAGCAATTTCTGTTGCTCTCATTTCTGCTAATGCTGCTTTTTCACTTACCATTGGTTTAACAAAAACCATATCTCCATTTGGTTTTCTGTAAACGCCTCCAACAGAAGAACTTGGGAAACTACGTCCAGTAGAAGGAGAAACTCTTTCACCAGGATTTGTAACTAGCATAGTTTTTGCTCTAGGAGACTTATAGGTTTCGGTTGCTATTTTATCAAGTTCTACTTGTTTTGTTTGTCTTTCTTGAGCCTTTTTTACATTTTGAGCAGGCATTCCAAGAAATGATTGTTGGGCTTTTCGTTTTGCAACAAATGCTTTAGCGTATTCAATTGATCCTGGACGCATTTTTGGCAATGATCTATCATAACCATTAAGCATTTTAGTTCCTAAACTACGTAAAGCAAAACCACCTTTATTTAACGCTGGTAATAATCCCCGATTTTCTTGTGCTGCTTCTTTATTTACAACAAACTCTCCAGGAGTTAACATTGCTGGAACAGTATCCGTGTTTCCAGTTCCTGGAACAACTCCTCCTTCATTAAATTTTCTTGGTGTAAATCCTGGTCTCATCATTCCTGGACTTGTTCTAGCAAAATTATTTGCTGCTACCACTCCTCTTTGATACGCTATTGTTAATTGATTTGCAGCCTGCGCTTCTAATAGAAAGGTTTGTCGTAATCTAGAATGTGCTTGATCTAAAGATGCTGCGACTGTTGTTGCTTCAATTTGCTCTGATGTCATATACTGAGTTTGATTGCCAAGCATTTTAGACTGCCCACCAAGATTTGCAAATCCTTTTCGCAGGGTAACAAATAATTTAATAATATTTGCTACTCCGTTTGCAACTAAACCAAATGTCATTAACAATGCAGGACCAACAAGACCAACAAGGCCAATAAATTTTACAATTCCACTTTTTACTCCATCACTAAGTCCATTAAATTTTTCAATTATTTTGCCAATAAACTCTACTATTGGGGTAACTGCTTTTAAAAATTGTTCTCCAATTGGTGCTAATGTTAATTTAAGATCTTCCATTGATTTCTTAAATTTTGTACCAGTTGCATCTTCTACTTTTTTAAGTTCTCGTTCAGATAAGATAGCAAGTTCTTGTACTGAGGCCCCTGATAATTTTAATGTTCTAGATGCTTGGGTTCCATCTTTAGTTATGTTTTGAAATAAAGTTGATAATCTTGAAAATTGAAATTTTCCAAATAATTGTTCAATTGCTCTTGCTCTATTTAAAGGGTCAAGAGTATCTAGTGCTTGTGCAAATTCAACAACGGTTGATTGAATGTCTCCTTTGTTTGATTCAACAATTCCATTGATATTAACGCCTAAATCTAAAAGAAATGCTGCTGCTTTTTTAGAAGGGTTAATCAATGATGCAAGTCCAGACTTAAGTGCGTTAGCGCCTTCTGAAGCGTTAATACCACCTTCTTTCATGGCGGTCATAAAGAATGCAAGATCTTCTACATCTCCACCAAGTTGTCTAATAACTGGGGCAGCCTTTGGAATTGCAATAGTTAAATCTTCAATATTTAAAACTGTTTGGTTTTCTACAGCGTTAAGAAAATCAATTTTGCTTCTTAATTTGTCTGCTTCAATTCCAAAAGCATTTGTTAAAGATATTGTTGTTTCTAATGCCTGTTCTTGTTCAACTCCTCCAAGAACTGCAAGTCTTGTTGCTTCTGCAACCTGTGCTATTAAATCGGCACCCATTTTTCCTGTTGCTGCAGCATCTGCTGCAATTTGCATAGTTTTTTCAACAGCAACTCCATACTTAGTAAACTGTTTTGCTAATAATTCAACTTCTCTTAATGCTTTATTAGTTTCATCAGTAGTTGTAAACATTTCTCCATATACACGTTTAAATCTAATGGCTTGTTTTTCTAATGCCATAAATGTTTTTCCTGCAGAAACTGCCAACATGCTAAGTGGAACTGTGAAACCAACCATGAGTTGGCGACCTGCCCACTGAGTATTTTTACCAAAATTTAAAAGATTGGTCGATCCTTGTTTTAATAATTGATTTAGCAATTGTTGTTTTTGTGCTGCAAGAGCAGTTTTAGTAGCAAGATTATTCATGTCTAAAGCAAGTGGTTTTACGGCTATAGCCTTAATTGCACCATTTGCATCTCTACCCATTTTAATATATTGGGTTTGCATTGTTTTAACACGTTCTTCTGCTACCTTGCCAATTGTGTTAAACTCTGTTTTAAAAAGTCTTCCAAAAGATTTGGTTGCACCACCAGCATACCTAAAATATTCACGAGTTGAAAATTTATTTCGCTCTAAAGAATCAGTAAAGGCATCGCTAGAACTTTTAATATCTTTAATACTTGCTTGAAATTTTCCAGTTGCATTTACACTATTTATAAGATTGCTTGTTAAGTTGGCTTGAGCCCTTGCTGCCGCTTTGTTGCTTGTTGCAATTGCGTTATTAAACTGAGCAAGTTGTGCTTGAAGTGATTTTAGTTGTGCAAGCGCTTGAGAGGCATCAAGGTTAACTTGAATATTCGATTGTACATCAGCCACTCATAACACCTCTTCTTGTTTACATATTTAGTAAAGAACCATCTGGAAGACTATTTCCAGACGCTGCCTCAACAATTTTATAAACTGTAGGCAAATCTAAGTTTTCCTCAAGGGCCTTTAGGTCTTCTGACAATTCAGGTTTATACTGTTGCATTGCAATTTGAACACATTCCATAAGAATGTTCATTGATTTCTCGTTATCTTCTGCTACTGCTGCAATACCCTCAAACTTTTTCATAAAAGGACGAAGTAGTGAAATCTTTAACGGTCTAACGGAAACCTTTGTTCCGTCAATAAGAACAACTACATTCTCGTCTGTTTTTGTTGCTGCTGCCATTTCTTTCTCCTTTTGTTAAGTTAGTCAATTATATCATGAATACGTTTATTTTTTAGTTAAATCTTCATAATCTAAGCCCATTCCAATACCAAACCCTGCTCTTGCTGCATTAGGACCTTGCAATGATAATACGTCATTACCGTCACTTGTTTGTCCACCACTAAAGACTCTTGCTTTCATGTCTTCCCATTCTTTTTGTCCCCTGCCACTTTCACTGTTTTTATCTAAATCTACTCCTTGAATTGCTGCCAAAAACTTTTTTTCTTCATAATCTAAATCTCTTTTTGAAGACAAGGTTTGCATTAATTCTGGAATAGAAAGAGATGCCTCTAACTCTTCATAGTTTTTCCATATCCCTAAAGTAAAAACTTCTGCTTCTAATTTTGCTAAATCTAAATCAAGCCAGCCTTGATCTTTCTCTTTGCCTTTTGATATTTCTTTAATTGGCGCCTCTTCTTCTTTTGTTGTTTGTGGCTTTATCTTAATTCCGGCTGCAATTTCAACAATATCATAAAGGGTATTAAGATCAACATGTTCTTCTAAATCTAAAAATAAACCAGGATTGTATTGTTTCATGCAGACCCTAGAACATTCTAATAAAATTTCAATAGATTCATCATCATTTTTTGAACTTTCCATGCCAATAAATATATCCATAAACTCTCTCATGTATTTAATCTTTAAAGGAGAGCACTCAAGAACTTGATTGTTTAGTAATACAATTTGAGATGTTTTAAAAACTTTTGTAGCCATTAGTTAATTTTAGCATAAAACAACAAAACCCACTCCCGTTATGAGAGTGGGTTATTGTTTACTTTTTTACTTAGGCACCGACGTAGTTAGTACCAGATCCATCATAGAAGGTACGATCAACGATCTTACCGTATGTTGCTGTTGAATCATCTGGAAGCATACGGAATGAAACTTCAAACATAGAAGCCTCTTCACGCTTTGCTGAAACTGTAACTGCCTCAATTGAAAGAGCACGATATCCAACATATACACGCTCTACTGAGTCAGACTTGTCTCCATCACCAGTTCCTGGACCACATGCAACAAGACCACGCTCAAGTGGTACTTCTCCAATATCTCCTGCTGAGAGTTGAAGAGTACGACCTGCTGATGTATTCTTTGTTCCAGTTAATGCTGCATCTTTTCCTGCGGTTGCAAGAAGTAAATTTTCTAATGTTGCTTCGGCAAAAGCGGTAGCAAGAGAAACTTGCATTCCCTGCTTGTATAGTTTAGCAACGTCAAGAACCTGATCTACGGCTACCTCGCCGAAATCTGGTGTGAAGGTCAATTCAAGACCATTCATTGTATAGCCAACATTTGTAAAGTCTGGGTCTGCAGAAAGTGTAGATTTGTAAGACTCTGTAGCAACAAATGATGGAATTGCTGTTGCACCTGTTGGTGTAAGTTTGTAGTCTGCAACGAAAATTGCTGCTGCACCTACGATAATATTTGTAGACGTACCACGTGAATATGCCATTTTTAACTCCTTTTTTCAATTTTTTTTCTATATTAAGTTATCAAGACATTATTAGTGCCTTCTCTAAACTATTATATCAGCCTTTTTATGTATAATATGGGGCTAGGTCATTTATAGTATGATAGTCATACTCAATAATAAACTTATTCAAGGTAAGCCCACGTAGGGAAGATAGTTCTGTTAGGTCTCTAACTTCTTCTAGTTGGTAGACCTTTATGTCATGGAAATAGACATTTCTAATCAAAGGCACTGATAAATCTAAAAGAGGAGTTTCTCCATCTTGTTTTTTCATTGTCCATCTATTTAGGTCTTCGGCTGCTGCATCTGCTCTATCTAGTAATTGAGATAAAATTGTGCTAACATCTAAAATTTTGCTGGGAGTTGAATATACATAATACAACAACTGCTCACACTTGAGAGGATACAAACCACTTCTTCTATACCTAATAAGTCTGTCATATTGAACAATTACGTCTGGCTGTGTATTTAATGCAATGCCTTCATCATCATATTGCGTTGGTATGTCCACTCTGTTTTTGCTTAAGTCATCAATTGCTGCTGCGTTAGATGGTATTGTCAAAACACTAAGGCCGTATTCATTTAATGCTGCTTGAATAAAAGCATTTATCCAAATTGGTGGAAAGGGTAAGTTTATTATATCTTTTGCCATTTTACTCTACCTCCACATTAATGTTTGTAATCCAACGATAGCCAACTTCTCTACCCTTTGATTTTCCAATATTTGATCCTGCCCTTAAATTCTTTTTGTATACTTGTGGATTGCTTAAATGATCATAAATTCCAGAAGCCCTTAAGAATGTTTGTTTAAAATAATAATTCATAAAGTTATCAAATGTTTTTTCATAGGAACCTTGAACCCAGTCTCCTCCAGGATTTGAAACATTGACTGGATTTTTTGTAAAAATTTGTTCTCCACCAACATTAAAAGAAAGTACAGAAGCGTTTCTCGGTTTAATCACAACTGGTTGACCATACTCCATAATTCTTGCCTTGTTGTAGAACGGAACCAAAGAACCTTGCTTAATTGATGTTGATTGTTTGAAATCAGACTTAATAGACAATCCAAGATTGCTTACGGTATGTGTAACTTCAAAAAGTCTTTTAGACGCCATTCCAACCTTGCCCCATTCATAAACGTGGTGCATAGACATTGGATCCATTTTTGCATTTGCATCAACAAACATCTTTAATGCTTCTACTGTGTCTTTTCCTAAGTTATTTAAAAATACCGTTTTTCCTTTTTGTGCCCCTTCAAAAAATCCGAAAGAGTAATTAACAATATTATTCATCTTTTTCATAAATTTTTTATCATCAAATTTAACTTGCATTAGTCAGCCCCACTTTGATTTTCTGTTCTTCGTAAAACAACCTTATAATAATCTATTGTACCGAAAGGGTTTACAACTGGATCGTAGGTGGCAATTTCATAGATTGTGCCTTTTCCAGAACGTTCTCCAGAAGTTTCTTGATATATAAGTTCATCCATACTGTTTCTTATGTTTGTAATAATAATGTTTGTAATTGAGTTATTATCTTTATTTGTTGATTTACGAATGTCATTTTTAATTCTTCCAATAAGCATGTTTTCATTTTTTGTAAAAACCTTTGCCTTAATATCTTCTGCTAATGCAGTTCCGCCTGGAGTAAAATTAACAATAACGCTTTTGTCAAAAATCCAATTCTTTAAACCAGAGCCATACATATCACGCTCAATAGTTGGATAGTATATATCTGCAATCATTGGATACAAAAAGTCTGTTGCTCCGCATGACATTACAAGACTCCGATTTTAACTCTGGAATCTGCTATATACTTTGAAAGGATTTTATCAACTAAAAGATTTCCAGTACCATTTAATATTGATTTATCAAATTGAAGTCTAAATTGGTCTGTATTGTAACTAGTTACGTATCTCTTATAGTAATCAAGTTTGCCACAACGAATGTCATCTATTAACATTAATGTTGCTTCTTTAATGTCAAGAGGAACTACTTTAAATCCCGTTTCTAAAACAAAAGTAAAATCTGATTGGTTGTCAAAAGAGTTGCCGTAGCCGATTGGTCCAAGCCAGTCTGACTGGGCAGTTGGTAAAAACAAAGGAGCCTGCTCTGATCTGTTATATTCTTCTCCTGGCAAATCTTTAATAACCGCAGTTCCATTATCACTTAACTTAAAGGTAATTCCAAAAATTGCTGGGGTTGCTAGACTGCTGTCATAATGAAGAATGTTGTCTTGATATACTTTTAAAACTTTATGACTTTTATAGTTAATTGGTGCATAGTCAGTTCCAAGTCCTACATACTCAATTATTTTCTTTTTATAATAAAATCCCTCTTCAAGAACTGCGTCAATAATAGATCTTGCTAAAAATTCTTGTTTTTTATATTCTGCAATTTCAGTTGCTGTAGTTGCTAAATCATTTGGATCAGCATATGGTCTATAAATTTCAAGGCTATCTTGAACAACAATGTCTGCGCCTGCTCCACTTTCGGCTTCATAGATTGTAAGGGTATAAGATCCATCATATTTTACGTAGTCGTCATCTAAAACATAAGATATTTTTTTGTTGGCATTTGAGGTAACTTCTTCTTCAATTTCTGTAAAGTCTGGGCTTTCAATAACTAATAAATAATCAGCATAGGCACTTGGAACATCATAGGTAATAGTGATTGGGTATGGCGGAAGTCTCAGTACTTGCATTATTTAATACCATAGTGCTTTGCAAGTTCTAAAGCGCTGGCCTCTCTAACTGATTTGTGTTGTAAGTATATATCAACAAACTCTGTTTTAACAATATTATAGCCTTGATCTATGTGTCCATACTTATCAAAATAAAGGTTTTTATCAGAGTAGATTACTGCCTGACTGTTTTGTTCTTTTACTTCAACAATCTTTTCTTGAGTTGTTTTCTTTACAGTTGACATTTTACTCCTTTGTTATTATTATATCAGATTTAATTAAAAAGGGCAGAGAACGAATCCCCTGCCCTAGATAATTGCTTAATGATTAGGAAGCAGCAATGTCCTTGTAGGCAATTGCATCTTCTTCTTCAATTTGAACACCAAAACGTACGAATACGGTGTATTCAATTGTATCTTTCTTTGGAACATATTGACGATTGACGGTAATATCCCGTTGGAATCCCCAAATACGGTTCTGTGGGAAAGTGAGATCGACATAATCTGCTGGGTAGTAAGGAACTTCCATTACGTCAACGCCAAGTACACGAGTGGTACGGGCTCCTCCGAATGTTTGTCCTACGCCATCAAGATAGTCTTGACGATTTGCTTGTGTGCTACCGTTACGGCTTGAGAAAGCCTCAGAAATAGCATCTGCAAGAGTACCGTTGTTACGTACGATGCTTTGGAAAACATCTGTACCTGCATAGAACTTAAGATTGTTCTTAAGTGCACGATACTTACGTGGCATTGCATTGATAATGCCTTGCATAACTGGAGTTGTCCAGTTATCGCTTGTAACTGCTGGAAGAACTGAATCGTGTGCATCTCCATTAGTTGTAGTTTTCTTAACAAAGCCTTCCATAATAGAAAGGAATGATCCTGTTGAACCATCTCCGTTAATAGCCAAGTCTTCGATATCATTACCGAATGCGTTGGTCATCAAACGAACAAGATGATCTTCAAGAGCAGCCCCTTCAATATTATCTTCTAGACCTTCTGATGTAACTTCCCAATCAAGACGAATCTTTTTGGTTGTCAATTCTACTTTAGAAAAAGTAGCACCAGCGTTTGTATATGCACCACTGCCTTGAGCAGCAGCACGAATTACACGCTCACCAACGTTAACTTTTTCAAGTTCCATTGTATTTGCTCGCATTGTAACTCTACGTCCGTCTTTTGCAAGAACAGTTGCATCCCAAACATAGTCAATAAATTGACGAGCCTGTTCAGGTCGTAGAATTCCACTACCTGCTGCACCCGAAGGATTTACAGCGTTTGGTCCGGATGTGATTCCAGAAAGAGCCGTAGGAATATTTCCTAAGATTCCTGATGCTGGAGTTGATACTCCACCAATTCCACCGGAGGCAAATCCACCCTCAGCGTTATAAGCGCCTGGTACGGAAACTCCTGGTTGATTTTTAATGATTTCTTCTGACATATTGTTCACCTCCAAGTGAATTTCTACTTAAACAGGTCGGAGTCTGTGAGGAACCGTCCGCCCCATATTGATTTTTGAACCATCTCTGGTTCCTGAACAATCTCACCGAGATCGCCAGACTTGCGGAAAGCGGTGTCTTGCTCTACAGCATCCACTCTCTTTCCAAATTCATTGTAAGAATCCTTAACTTCTTTAACCTCACCGGAAATGTTTTGGATTGACTTACTTAGATCAGCAATTTGAGCCTGTAGGCTTAATACAGTCTCTTCATTTAATGATTTAACCATTGCTGTTAGATCGCCAAAGGCATTAGCAAGAGTATTCTTGATTTCAGCAATTGCTTCAACTGCAGTGTCATCAGATTTAGCGATCTCTTCTGTTTTTTCAACAGTCTCGACAACTTCTTCTGATTTAACAATCTCAGTTTCAACAACTGCCTCATTTGTTTCAACTGCAACAGTTTCTGCAACTTCAGCATTTACGCTTTTAGTTACAACTGTCTCAGTTGCCTCTGGTACGACCTCAACATTATCAACAACGTTTGTTGTCTCTTCTGTCATAGGACTTACCTCCTTTTGCATCTTAATTGCACTAATGCCTTTTGCA